AGTATTAGATAACCAATAAGGAGTAAGTGATGTCATATTTAGAACTACGCAAACTTAATGTAAACGAACATACAGAAAAGAAAGGTAAATTTACCTACCTTTCATGGGCTTGGGCGGTTGACCAACTGTTACAGGCAGACCAAATGGCAACATGGGAATACCAGTCACCTATGCAGTTTGGTGACACTTTGATGGTATTTTGTTCAGTTACCGCATTTGGTAAGACCATGACTGCACAATTACCTGTCCTAAACGCACAAAACAAGGCAATTACCAACCCAGATGCGTTTGCGGTCAATACTGCAATGCAGCGATGCCTGGCTAAAGCAATTGCCTTGCACGGTATTGGACTGTACATCTATGCCGGTGAGGACATCCCTGACGAACCAACACCTGATTTGGGTGAGTTAGCTCAGTACTGGGTAGGAAACATCAATCTATGCAAGACCATTGACGAACTCAAAGATGTCTATGGAAAAGCCTACGCTGGGGTAGCAAAAGACAAAAACGCAGTCCAAGTCATTGCAAACGCTAAAGACCTAAAGAAAGTGGAACTAACATGATTGAACAAGGCACACCAGAATGGCACGAACTACGCAGGGGTAAAGTAACCGCATCTAGGGTAGCTGACATCCTTGCAAAAACAAAGACTGGCCCCTCAGCTAGTAGGCAAAACTATCTGATTGAGCTTGCCTTGCAACGAATTACCAAGACCATTGAAGAATCATATACCAATGCAGCAATGGAATGGGGAACTGCAACTGAACCCCAGGCTAGGGTTGCATACGAAGTCAAAACAGGTAATTTCGTAGACCAAGTGGCTTTTATTGACCATCCTACGATTGAATGGTTTGGATGTTCGCCTGACGGCCTGGTTGGTGAAAACCTCATCGAAATAAAATGCCCAAATTCAGCCACACATTGGGAGTACTTTAAGGCTAAAGAACCACCTAAAAAGTACTTTATTCAGATGCAGGCGCAAATGGCGGTGACTGGGGCTAAATGGTGCGATTTTGTGTCTTTTGACCCACGGATGCCGGAACGCAGTCAACTCTTGGTAGTCAATGTACCTAGAGACCCTGAGTTTATCTTGCAAATGGAAACAGAAATACAGTTATTTTTAAATGAAGTCGCAGCAGAAGTAAAACTTATGGAGAATCAATAATGGCAATTCAATATTTTGTAAAAGCAGCCGTATCGGAATACGAAGATAAAACCGATGGCAAGATGAAAAAACGGTACGCAAGCATTGGTGTAATTATGGACACTAAACACGGTCTGATGCTAAAACTAGAGACATTACCGTTATTTGCCCTAAAAGAAGGTGGTTTGATTGCTTACCTAAACCCACCAGAAGATAAGGCAATCCCTACGCAGCAGGTCAGTAAAGAATTTAAGGAAGATGTACCATTCTAATTACGGGGCAAAAGCGGATGCTATCAGCCAATTAAGTTTGTGCTTCAATGATAGATGCAGCGAGTAGCCCCACCCAATAAGGAATAAGTGATGAAAGAACTGATTATTTTTCTAGTAGGATTTACTATTGGTGGCTGGGCAACCCAATCAGAAGCCCAAACCTATGTAATCCAAAACCCACAAGGTCAGGTTACTGGCTATATTCAACAAAACGGCAATACGGTCAATGTATTAACACCCCAAGGTAATACGGTAGGTCAACCATTGACGGTTTACCCAAACCAAATTGTCAACCAGGCAGGGTCAGCTGTCGGAATTCCTAGATATACTGTACCAATGACACCACCTAGCCCACCTAGTGTACGGGTGTTCCAATGATAGAAACGGTGATGATTGTGTTTGCAATAGGAATATTTTTATTATTTGCTACGGTGATGGTTTTAGCCGCAATCCTCTATTTTTGGACAAATAATGACTGAAAAACGCTATTGCACAAGTTGTGAGGTCATGCGCCCAGCAGACTACGGCAAGATGATTAAGGCCGGAAAGATTAACAGGTGGAAATGCACCGCCTGTACTTTAAAGATTAACGAACCAAAATACAAAAGCAAGGTAACTAAATGAATGACGATTACGCATTACCCCTGATTGTTTTACGCAGACTAAGCCAAGAATACGAAGAAGCCATGCTTAAAAAACAGACTGCTTTGGCTTATGTAACCGCTGAAAAGATGGTTGAAATGGCACTTAAACTCCAAGATTTGGCTGATGACTAAATTAATGCGCTCCAACCCATCACACATAGATTATGGGGACTTTAAAGGTTTAATACCTAAAAACCCCAACTTTGTGCCTAGCAACATTGATGGGATTGTGGAACGCAATGGTAAGTTTTTAGTAATGGAATGGAAACGACCAAACGAAAAGGTCAGTCTTGGACAACAAATCCTACTCAAGGCATTATCATCCAAGCCTGGCTTTACTTGCGTGGTTATTAACGGAAACACAGACACCACTACAGAAGTTAATAAGTTCTACAAAGTGACCCCTAAAGGTTGTGTTTACATGGGTCAAGGCTTTGCAGCGTTTAAAGAATACTATCTGGAGTGGTATGACTAAAGAACAAAAGAAACACTATGATAGAGTGGCGAGATTGGGTTGTATCTTGTGCAAAAGACAAGGCAATGAGGGAACACCGTGCGAAATTCATCACATTAGACGAAGTGGCATACGAAGCAGCTCGCCTGTTATCGGTCTCTGTCCCTATCACCATAGAGGCGCAAATACCAGTATTCACGGAATGGGTCGAAAGCGCTTTGAAAGGGAATACGGAGTTACAGAAGAACAACTACTCGAACAAACATTGGCGTTAATATGTTAGTCCTAAACCTACCTTTACCACCGTCAGTAAACACATATTGGCGAGCCAATGGCAAAAGACGATTTATTTCTAAAGAAGGTATGTTTTTTAGGGAAAATGTACTGGTTTACTGTATTGAAAATAAGGTGTCTAGTTTTGGTGATAAACGCTTACAGTTTCAAGTTACCCTATACCCTAGGGATAAGCGTATTCAAGACATAGATAATCGAATTAAAGCACTTTTTGATGCATTAGAGGGTTTGGCTTATGACTCGGACAGCCAAATTGATGTATTGATTGTGCAAAGAGGTGAAATCAAAAAAGGCGGTGGGTGTCTTGTAATGATTGAAGTATTGGAAGATAATAAGTGAAAGCGTGAGGCTTTTAGCCCCCCTAAAAAGGGGCTTTTTTCAAAGGTAAATATGCAATTAATAGGTTTATCTGCTCTTGAGTACGATGAACAGTACTATGCAGAACACAAGGATGCAAACCTAGACTACCTTGGACATGGATACTGGCAAGAAGAATATGCCAAGATGGTGTCTAAGGGTTTACCCCAAGGTTCTACTGTATTTGATGGTGGATGTGCTTGCGGTTCAATTCTCAATGGATTCAAGAAGTTAGGGTACAAAACCATAGGCATGGACTTATCTGCCTACATGGTTGAACTAGGTACAGAGCACTTTGACAACGATGAATTAATCTGCGGTTCACTTACCAAAATCCCATTATCAGACAACTCAGTAGATTTAGTCCATTCTGCACAGGTCTTGGAACATATACCCCAAGAGTTGATGGATGACATTGTTAGTGAGTTTGAACGCATCCTCAAACCAGGCGGCAGAATGTTCCTATGTCTAGATGCAATCAGAGACGGGGAAACCAAGGAAATGTATATGGGTGACCCAACCCATGTAAACATCCAACCTATTGAATACTGGGCTAAATTACTTAAAAAAGGTAATTTACTATTTGATGTTCAAAGGTATAATGATTTTGTACGCTCAGAGTACCGACCCACAGAAGGGGAAAACTCCAACTTCTACCAGGCATACCCTTATTGGAGCGTGTTTACTTTAATCAAGGAATAACCATGCCGTTAGACAAATCTGGGTCAGTCCAATCTGTAGGTAAGAACATTAAGACCGAAATGAAGGCCGGTAAACCTAAAAAACAGGCAGTCGCAATCGCTCTCAATGTAGAACGAGACAATGCCAAGGGTAAACGCAAAGCCAAGCTAGAAGAAGCGTATGGTCGTTTCTTAGGTAAGAGGGATGCAGAATGAAAGACGGACTCTATGCCAATATCCACCGAAAAAGGGCTAGGATAGCTGCTGGTTCAGGCGAAAAGATGGCTAAAAAGGGTGCAGAAGGTAGACCAAGCGCCAAAGACTTCAAAGAATCCGCTAAGACTGCAAAACCTACTCGTAAAGAGATGATTACATCTAAGATGAAGGATATGTAATGAAACACATGAGCCGAACCTTTAAAAAAGCAGATGCGTTGACACGACCAGAGCATGAGTCTACCCTTGAAAAACAGGTAAAAGAGCGCATGAAACCAAAACCACAAGAATTAGCAGTAGGTGGTAAGAGTGACATCCTCAATA